CCACGTTCGCCTTGAATACCTTGCAACCCTTGAGGTCCTTGAAGTCCGTCTGCCCCTCGTTCCCCTTGTGGTCCTTGTGGTCCTTGTGGTCCTTGAGGTCCAGGCTCTCCTCGTTCGCCACGCTCTCCCGCTTTTAATTGAACGGCTTTTAGCTCGTCTTTAGTCGCTAGGGTATCAGATTTTGTTTCCAAATTTTGAACTCGCATTTTTAATACTGTATCGTTGTACGGTTGCGGTAGTTCCGTTTTTTTAGCGTATTCTTCTAGGCTCTGATGCTCGGTTAAGTAGCCTTTAGATTCCAATTCTTGCTTGGTAACTAATTCGCTAGTATTCACGCTTGGTTTGTGTTCCAAAACTTCCAAACGTTGTTTGATTTCTGTATCGTTATATACAGTATCATTATCTGCCTTGTTTTCTAACGCTGTTACACGCTCTCTGAGGGCTGTATCGTCATAGACGGTGTCTTTATCCGTCTTTGCCTTTAAAGTCTCAATTTCGCTTGAAATTTGCTCAATTTCAGCACGTTCAACTTTGTTCCCCAGTTCTTGCTTAGTAGCGAATGAGCTTGTGTCAATTTCTGGTTTCGTTTCAAGCGCTTGTAAACGTCGTAAGATTTCAGAATCGTCAAATGTTGCGCCCTCAACATGGATATTCTTGATTGCTTCTTCTAATTCAGCTTTAGTTACGATGTCAGTTAATGCTACAATGCGTTTCGTGTCTTTCTCAATGATTGGCAATTCGCTGTGTTTATCAATTTCTGATAATCGAACACCGAATGAGAATTTTAGAATATCCGCTGATTGTTCTATTTTTTCAGCGTATACATAACCATACACGATTTCGTCCGTTGTAATTAAGCTAGTATCGAATGGAATAGTTGCGATATTATTCTCAACAGTTCCAACAACTTCCAAGAAGCGATTTGTCGTTTTAAAATGGAATAACACTATAATTTTTTCAGTATCTACTCCATTCAATTTCACTTCGATAAATGCGTTATTTTTATCGTGTGAATAAAATTCTTCCTTAACCTTGTAGACTTTATCTCGAACATCGACACAAACGCCTGCTTGTCGTTTAATAATTTTTTTCAAAGATTATCCCCCTTTCACACAAAATAAAGAGGAAGCCTTAAAAGCCTCCTCTTTTTAGTTTTAATCTTCGTTTGGTACGTGGTACTCAAGCGCTCTTGTGCTGTCAGTCAGACCAGCTGTTGTCGGGTCGTTAACAATACCAACAATCATCAAAACAGCAAACAAAGCGTTGATAAACACTAATAATTTATCGATTGTTTCGCCTAACTCTAAACGAACGTTAAATACAGCTAAGAACGTTTGAAGTAATAACGCTAATGCTGGTACTAACGTAAGCCAAAATGTTTTATTTAATACTCGTACTTTCCAGTTAATCTTGTCCATTATTTATCCTCCAATATTTCAAGTTTGAGAAACTTCTCAAACAGTATTTTGATAGCACCATTTCCGCCCAGTTCGACGTAGCTTTCATAAAGCCGAGTTAATTCCTCGATTTCATGTTGATTTGTCCACCCGCGCCTAATTGCTTTTTTTAAGTTTTCCTGCAATCGAAAACGTTGTAATCGTTGCAACCCTTTTCCGATGAGCGAAAGATTACGACGGTTTTCTCGTCCGATTTCATTGATTTCACCAACTGATTTTTCAAGCCCTCCGATTTTATCTGAAAGCACGTTGATTTGTTTTTCAGTTTCTTTTGTGTTCTGCGTGCTTTTGAATGAAAAATAACTCGGAATTATCACAATTAAAACAGGCGTGAGTTTATCGAGTAAAGTTAAAAATCCAATTAAACCACCTCTTTTCTAAAAAAAACAGCGGTCTATTGAACAGGCTGAGTGTCTAATTCATTTGATGGTTTTTCTTGTTTTGGTTCAGTCCACTTCCAAATACCAAGTTTCCCGTTTTGCTCAAGCGCTGCAAGTTGTTCAAGCGTTTCACCTTGATATGTGAATGCTTCATTTACTTGAATCATGACACGTCTTCCTTCTTGATATTTTTCGATGTGATTTGGATTTTCAAGGGTGAAAATTTCTTGTGGTTGGTAAGTCTTACCAATTTTTCCAAGGTTAACCAATTCAAGACCACGTTTGAAAACAGTTGGATCTAGTGGATTGTCCGTGTCTGTTACACGAGCCAATACTGCCCAATCTGCAACAGCTTTAACCTCTGCAATTTTTGCATCTTTCTCAGCAAGTTTTTCTTCGTAACTTTCAGATTGGTTATGCAAGTCTTCTTGAAGTTTCTTCACTCCCTCGGCTGGATTGAATTCAGTAGTCACTTGATCAATGACCGCTTTAATCAAGTCTTCATCTGACTCATTCATGTGATTACCGATCAATACACGGTCAAATGCCGTATATGGCGCCTCTTGACGAATTGCAACGAATGTGCGGTTGTTTTCTTGTAAATATTTGTTAATAACTCTAAATGTCATATATTATTCTTCCTTTTCTTTTCTTACTTTTTCAAATTTTGCTTTTAGTTCTTCATCTGATTCGATGATTCGTTTCATCTGCTCCAATTCCATAGCTGTAACTGTGTATAGAGCTTCTAGTGTAGCTGATTGAGTAGCTTCATTACTGATTCTCTCACTCAATGATTTAATCGTGAGACTACTAATCTGCTTGTCTTGTTCGTTCATGTTGTTTCCAACCTTTCTACTTTCTGTTTGAGTTCTTGAATAGCCTTGATTAAGTAAGGCACAAGTGCGAACGTGTTATATGAGTAAGCACCGTCCGGATTTTCAAAAAACGCTTCTGGTGCAACTTGCTGGACATCTTGAGCCATGATACCGCATGAGATATCTTCAATCTTATCATCATATTCCTTACGATAAGAGTAGGTTTTCAACTGCTCGATAACATCCAACCCTGATACTTGACTGTCTTTGATATTAGTCTTGTATCGACGGTCAGAGATGTCTTTGTTTAAAGCAACCCATGAATAACCGCCAGATTGACGGTATAGATAGGCATAACCATTGCTTTCTGCAATACTCGTATATGAAGGTGAGTGAATCCAATGTCCGATTTTATTATTCGCTCTGTCAATGTAATAAATGATTTTTCCAGTCACCTCTAGGTTTCCGTGGATTCGAGGGACGTTCCAGAATTGCGCCTTGTTATAACAGAACATTTCTCCAGTCCGCTTCACATACCAGGCATAGCCGCCTGGTTTATCCCAGTTATCTCCCCAGTTTACCCAAAGAGCAGTTTGCCCCCATGCTGAGCTACCGTTACTCATTCCAACTGCGAATTGATTTTGACCAGTCAACCAATAAGTGTTTGGGTCTTTCTCATGTGTACCGATTTGGAATCCGCCGATTCTTCCTTTATAACCTTCAAGCAAGGTTGCTGATACTACTACTGACCGTAGTTTGTTGATGAAGGCTGTTTTAGCAGCGAGCGTATCCGTGAATAAATCACTAGCGACGAACCTTCTAGCCATAGCAGAATCCATAACTAGCTTATCAGCCGTGATTGAATCGGCTCTGATGATATCTGAATTAAGCGTTCCAATTCGTGCATCACCCACAAACAATCGTTTAAAATAACCGTCTATCGCTGTAATTTCATCAGCAAGTGTTCGACCTTTTAGTCGGATTTTACTTGCTTCAATCAAAGCGTCGTTAGGTGCTAAATTGATTTGAGATGTTACTGCTCCTGGGCTAGTCAAGGTTTGGATAGCAAAACTATCTTTTAACAATGACATAGACACTCGATTATACTCGTTGTTGTAGTCAGTGCTATCTACGAATTCGTCAGGAATTATGTGTTTGTCAACAACCATAGGCTTATGAATAACAATATTCCCTGGACTGGTTAACGTAAATCTAAGTGAATACTCGTTCAGCTCACCAGTATTAGGTATATCTATATACCCTGTGAATACCTGATCGCCTGTTTTGGTAATCGGTATTGGAAAGTCATAGTACATGTTAAGATTTGTAGTGTTATCCAACAACTGAATTAAAACCCTACCGTCTTGTGGCACCTTGTCAACCGCTATCTCAATACGATAACCAAGACTTTCTCCTTGTTTTACAAATTTCTTTGTTAAAGGAAACCGAACTCCTAGCCATCCAGACATAGAGTCGGTATAGTTGATTCTGATACCGTCATGATCTCCCCAGCCAACACGACTTAAATGTGTATCTGTTGCGACTGATGAAATGTATTTAGGAATCTTGGTTGGCGCATAAAATAGATTAGTAAGTTTACTAAATCTCTTTCCTACTTCAACCTTAAACAATTCTGAGGTTAAAGCCATACGAGCGACGTTTGAGGCAACGTTTGAATCCGTACTACCCAAGATACGCTCATAGAGTTGATTAGTTTCTTTAACACGCTGGAAATCATTTGTGTTTTCAGCAACATTTTTCTTCAATTCTTCAACAAGGTCAGCACTCGCCCCAGCTTTCTTCAAGGCTTCCTCTGATTTTGCTTTAATTTCATCAAGTCCAGTTGGGCTGAATTCTTGGAACCTTTGATTGATTTCATCAGATAGCGCACGCTTAGTTTCTTCCGCTTTGTTTTTGTATTCTTTGATAGCATTATCAATTTCAAGCTTGTTGATTCGCACTTTTTCATCGAATTCTTTATTTCGTCTTTCAACTTCATTCGCAATAGATTTTTCAATTAGTGATTCACTAAAACTACTCACTGCATCTATTATTGATTGTTGACGTGTCGCACGGTCTTTAGCTTGTAACGTTTGGTAGTCGCCTAACTCGGCAACTGAACGGTTATCATCAAGCTTGTCGATTGTTAGCTTATGAATTCTAGCCTCAAAAGAAATACTTATCTGGTCTCTTACGATTCCGACGCTATCTCCAATCCAGACATCATTTTCAATCGCATTTGCTAAATCTAAAAGGTTAGCCTTAAAAGTAACGATTGGAACAGATAGTCGTTGTAGCTCTTTATAAGTCGCTTTCAATAACTCCGCAGGGTCTTCAATATCTTCGTTGGTATATACGCCAAAACGATGCTTAATAACTCCATTTTGGTGTAAACCATAGATATTTTTAGCAGCGTCATTCGTTACATAATTCTGCCCTGCAGGCTTATCGACAGGGTCGCCATTTGATACAGTCCAAACAACATCTTTAAACTGGACTCTACGACCATAACCACCCGTAGCTTCCCCATTTTCATCCGTGCTTTGTTCACCCTTACCACGGCCGATAAGAGCAGTTACAACATCATCAGACGATTCTTCGTAGGTAACATTTAGAATATTAGAGCCATACTCGAATTGATGACCTGTAACACGTCCAAAGCGTTGATTTAGGTCAATGTATCGTCCGATTATCTTATTTTCGACAAAGGTATATCTAATCTTGAACTCGCAAGCATACGATTCAATTATTTTAACGAGCGCTTGACGAACTGAAATATAGTAGAAACTCAATTTACCTGTTCTAGTCAAGCCGTCTACATTTCCTAATTGATAGCCTGTTCCTTCTAAAATTCCACTCAATACTTGGTCAGCAGTTCCACCAGGTCGCTTATTCTCGATGATGAATGAATTTAAATCACTTTCCGCTCTGTCTATACCTTGAATAGTCAAGCTAATGTCGTAAGATTTTTCAGAAACTCTAAATAAACAAAAAGCCCCGCCTTTCGATTGAAAACCGAAAAACTGGACTTCTTTGATAATGTTTGGTTTGTAATCTATTGGAATTTCAAAGCTCGCTCTGTCGAATTTGTTTAATTCGATCGTATGAGTAAAATCTGCAAGGCTCGCCTCATCAATTACATCAATCAATTCCTCTGTCTGATTAAACAAATAAATCATGCGAACACCTCTTTATACTCAATACTATTCAACACAGCGCCTTCAACTTGAAAAGTGTTTACGCCTTTTTGAAGTTTAAAATATCGACTATTAACCATATCAAAGTTCATCAACTCGTTTCTGTCGTTTAACGTGATTTCTCTCGTTTCGCAGTTAACAAGTAAATTAGAATCTTGAACATAAGTAGCCTTTAATCTGATATATTTTTGTGTTTCAAGATGCAATATACGAATTTCAGTTCCTTCTTGAGTTGTAAGCCTCAAAATAGGCTCTGCTGGAAAATCTCCGTTGTAAGTAACCGAGTTAGTTGTCACGGTCTTAGGCTCGGTATATTTGAATGGGTCGTAACAAATGAAATGCAATTTGATAACCGTATCATTTGCATCTTCCAGTTCCGGCTTCTTGACTTTTGAAAAGATTGCCTTGTAGTATCTTCCAGGATCATCACCAAATACTAATTTCTTAGCTTGACGAGAGAACAACAAGCGGTTTAAACGCTCATACTGCTTTCTCATTCCTATATCATTATAGCCTGTTAGTTTGACCTGTATCTCAATTTCACGCTCTTTATAAGTCGCACCATAGAGATATTGACCGTCTCGACCTTTGATAGTCGACGTTTCATGACGAAAATCGAGGACATCACGTCCTGTTGTGTTCGCCACAAAGAATGTTCCGTCCTCGTTATTCATTTCTTGATTGAGGCTTACACCACCAAATTGAACTTCTAAACCAGAATTAAATGTTGGTGTGCCTTTTGTTGTGTCGTTAAAAATATACATTTAATAACCCATTAAAGGCTTGAAGCCTTCAATCTTATCCTTTCTTCTTTACTTTGAATGTTGGAAATGTCCGCAACAAATGCTCTGAAATCATTAGAACCAAGTGCAAGGTTAATAACCGCTGGCTCTTTAGTCTGGTTGACTTCATAAGTAGCTGATAATGTACCAGATACATTGTTCGAGAAATCTCCCTGCAAAGCATTTGACATAGCTGAAACTCTTGAACCTGCATCATCGAACATCGAACGAATGCCGTCTGCCATTCCAGACACATTTCCTTTGACATTTTCAAAACCACTCATTAAAGCAGTATTGAAACCGCCCATAATGGCTTGACCTGCTGGGATAAGCAATCGTCTGTCATACGAGATAGGTCCTTTATGCGTTGCAATCCAGTTAGCAACTCCACCGATGAAATCAGTAACTGCATTCCATGCTGCTTTCAACCCACCGAGGAACCCGTCCATAATCGCACGACCTGCACCGCTTAAATCAATGTTCCATAATCTGCCAAAGAAACCACTAATCGCCTCGATCGCACTTGAAACTCCGCCCTTAAGTGCATCTAAAGCACCCAAGAAACCTTCTTTCAAGGCGTTGGCGACATTTACCACGGTTTCCTTAATCGCATTGATTGTTGTTGTTATGATGCTCTTAATACCTTCCCAAATTGCTGAAACGGTATTCTTAATCGCACCTAAAACTGTACTAATAATAGTACTAATCGCATTGATTACAGTTGTGATAACTGTTTGAATACCTTCCCAAACGGTAGAGGCTACACCTTTAATTGCCTCCCAAGCACCACTCCAATCGCCTTTGATAACGGCTGTAACTGTGTTAATGATGCCTGCTATCACATTCAAGACAGTTGAAATAACTGTTGAAATAACAGTCCATACAGTTTGAACGATTGTAGTAAACACCGTCCATACCGCATTCCACACTTCTTGAACGACTTGCATACCTGTTGAGATAACAGTTTGAATGTTTTGAATAGCAGTTGAGATATATGTTTGAATACCAGTCCATACCGCCTCGACGATAGGTTGTAATAAGTTCCAAGCAGTAGTCGCGACTTCCACGATACTATTCCAGATAGAAGACATGAACTCAACAAAGCCATTCCACAAACCTTTGATTGTTTCGACAATAGGAGTTATAAACTCAACAAGACCATTCCACGCAATAGTAGATGCCTCTGTAATGCCTTTCCAAAGGTTGCTAAAGAACTCTGTAATGCCGTTCCAAACGCCTTTAATCACTTCAACGACCGACTTAACAATATCAACAATACCATTCCAAACCGTTGTGGCGACCGAAACGATACCGTCCCAAAGTGTTGAGAAGAACTCTGATAAAGCGTTCCATACATTCATCAACGACTCTACAATTGGTTTTGCGCCTTCTACAAAGCTATCCCAGACATTTGAGGCAAATTGTTTAATGCCTTTCCAAAGTCCAGAGAAGAACCCTGTAATGCTATCCCAAGCAGTTTTAATAGCGTCGATGACTGGCTTAGCCTTCTCAAGGAAACCGTTCCAAGCATTTGAAGCAGTTTGCTTTACTCCGCTCCATAGATTAGAGAACCACTCTACCATCCCATTCCAAGCGCCTTGAATACCTTTCCAAGCGTCTGAGGCAACATTGACAATACCGTCCCATAACCCGATGAAGAAGTTTCTAAAACCTTCGCATTTGTTCCATAGGACAACGAAAGCTACACCGATTGCCACGACCGCAGCAATAACTAAACCAACTGGTCCGAGGAAAGCAACAATTGCTGAAACTGCCGAACCAATCCAACCGCCTACTTTACTGAAAATGTTTAGTCCGATTAGTGCGCCTTTAGCAAGTTTTGAACTTCCAGACAAGAATATTAATGCCGAGCTAGCAGCTTGAGAACCTTTAGCGATACCACTTAAAATCTTTGCAACTCTTGCAAAGCTTGCTAAACCGCCAAAAACAGCCTTGATTGCGCCTACTCCTTTGCTCAAACCGATTAAAGCATTTGCCAATAATTTTGTTGACCTTTGAGCCACTTTAAAGCCGATAAACGCTGTAGCAATCGCTCTTATCTGTTCTGGACTTAGACTTTGAACTATTTTAGCAAAAGCCTGTAATGCCTTTGAAACTGCACTCAAGGCTTTCCCAACCTTTTCGCCAAATGAAGCCGTATCTCCTCCAGCAAGTGAAGAAAATACTTTCTTAACTGCCTCCCAAACTTCGCTCAATGCCTGTTTAAAGTCAGAAATTGCGCTCGTATTTGTGAACCCTCGCCAAAATTCTTTGATTTTAGCAACAGCAGAACCAACAAACGATGTTATTTTTTCGATAACTGCGTCAAAGTCAATCTTGCTTACAAAACTCTCAATCCCTGAGGCTAGTTTATTGAAATCAACCTTATCGAGCTGATTCATAATCGCCTCAAGTGCCTTGATACCTGCTTTAGATAACGTGTCAAACGCTGGCTTTAATTTGTTTGAAAGTGTTTCTTTCAATCCGTCCATAGCTTGGTCAATCGTCTTGTATTGCGTCGCCATATCCTGCATGGTCATACCTGCACGCTTAAACGCCTCAGCAAAGTCCTCTGTTTTAACCTGACCTGCTTGAATTTTGACAATCAAGTCATTTAATGACATTCCCATTTCTTTCGCAACAGCGCTCATACCTGCTGGCGCTTGTTCCATCATAACTCGAAAGTCCTGCCAAGTGATTTTAGGTTTCGCTAGAGCTTGGACCATTTGTTGAGATAGTGAAGTCATCGCTTGCTTAGGGTTTTCTGCGGACGCTGCAAGACCACCCATAGCTTTTACAAGTTCGCCACTATCATTTCGACCGATTGCCGCCATTTGAGAGAATGTACTTGCCATGTCTGAGGCTGAGTAGATAGTTTTAGTTGCATAGTCCTGCATAGCCTCTTTTGCTTGGTTAATCTGGTCTTTCCCCCAACCTAACTTACTGAGGTTTCCATCGAACGTATCCCATGCTTTTTTCGAGCTGTTCAACTCTCCGACCATTTCGCTCATTGTACTTTTGATACTTCCAAAAGCGGATGTAATCGCTGACCCAACAAGATTAGCTCCAAGCATCGATTTAAACATCGAACTGCTCTTATTTGAAATAGTATCGAATGCGTTTGATGACTTTTGAAGTCCGTTGATTGCTTTCTGCAAACCGTTCAAAGTAGAACTCATCCCTTTATCGACCGCGGTAAGCACCGCTTCGACTGAATAAGTCTCTGCCATTATATGCCTCCTTTCATTACGTATTTGCTCTCAGTAAGAGTTCCTTTTCTTTGTCTGAGAGTTGATACTTTTGTTCCGTATCTTTTTTCTTATAAAAATCACTGTATTTTCGATACAAAGGAGTTTTACCGTCCGACTTAGTAGCTTCTACCTGTCTAGTTAGCCAAGCAGAACGATGTAAGAGTTCATCTTCATCTTGCTTTCTTAACAACACTCCAGTCATCAACAAGTCATACTCGTACATTGTCATACGACCAATCTCGTTCATGTCTGTAATGTTTAAAAATCGGACGCAATTAATAATGATTTCCTCAAACGTTTCTAGAGATGATTTCTCAATTATTTCTTCTTGAGACCTTGGTTCATCTCCTGTAGCAAAGACTTTCCTGCGTTTGACTCGCTTAATTCTTGAAGTACATCATCAAACAATTTTTCTAGATCTTCGCACTCTTCAACGAATGTTTCAACATCAGCCAATGAAGGCCGTGGGCTTTCTGTAACTGTTCCGTAGTAGATAATATCAGCCAATGAAGCGATATTCTTAGCGTATAATTCAGGGATTTTAGCAGATAGTGCCATTCCGAATTTCAAGCCTTGTTGTTCGATTGGATAAGCTTTATCGAGCGCACGAACGAATTTCACGCCAAATTTTACGTTGTAGTTTTTTTCATTAATTGTTAATTGCATTGTTGTTTTCTCCTTTTTCTTAAAAAATACAATAAAAAAGAGAGGCGTAAACCTCTCTTAATTTCTAACCACCGATACCAGGTACACCAGCTACAGGACTAGCTGGGCTTGCTGTTCCTTTTGTTGTATCAGCGAATTCATATTGAACCACTTCTGCTTGACTAGTGTTTAGAGTTGCATAACCTTTAACACCAGTACCATTTACTGCAAATTCAAGTTCTAACTCGATTAGGTCCTCTGCGTTTTTATTTTTCTTGAACGATGTTAAGTAACCTTGGTAATATACTGACTCGTATTTGTTACCTTGTTTTTTAGCATTCTTTTCAATTTCCCAAACTTCAACGAGTTCGCCCTTGTCCATAGCAGTTTCAAGCTTAGCAACAAGCTCATCGTCCTCCGCCATGATCGTTGTAGCAGTAATTGAAACCTCAATACCACCGACTGATTGAAGGACACCGTCTTTCGTTTTGACTGAGTTAGCGTCACGGCTCTTTTCTGTTGAGTGTTCAGTTTGGAATGCTAGTTTAGCACCGTCCGCTTTGCTTGCTTCGCTTAGCAAGCGAAATAATAGGATACTATCAATCCCTTTTTTTGCAATTGGCATATTTATTTAACCTCTTTCCTTATAAAATTGTAAATACTAGACGAACACGACCACGCTTTAGTGGTTCGACTGTCGTATTGTCATCAAAAATCGAAATTGTAGATTGCGAGACATTCAAGGCTACATAATAGCCGTCCGCCT